GAAACTGTTTTAGTTGATCCAAGTCTCATATTTAAATTATAGATATTACCTGGAGTTACTGAATTTGCTGGAATTAAAATGGAGTCTACTACTGTTTCTACTGTAGTAAATCCTGTTACTGGTGTACTAGGTACTAAATTAGTAATTGATAAACCAGCAGGCATACCAGTAGTTCCTTGTGCACCTGTAGCACCTTGAGCTCCCGTAATACCTTGAGCACCTTGTGCTCCAGTTTCACCTTTGTTTCCAACAACACCAACTGAAGTTACAACAAAAGAGTAGTAACCATTTTCTGTAGAAAAAACTACTGAACGAGGTGTAGTATCTAAGTTGTTTAAATATAATTTAACAATCATTCTATCAGTTGGATCAATACTAGTTGTAGGTAATACAACATCAATATTAACTTCATTTGGTAATCCTGATTCCCAATCAATTGTATGTAAACCTGAAGTAATAACTGGTCCGTATGGTACACCAGCACTATTAGCTAATTGTAAAGTCACATAAGTGTCAACATCAGCAACTGCTGCTGGTAAAGTATAAAATACATTGAATCTTTGAACTCCAGCAGGAATAACAGGGAAACCAATCTCTTGCGACATAAATTGCTGTACTAATGCACCTGTTTGACTACTTGTTAAATTTGTAGTAACTGTTTGTGTAGTAGCTGTTGTAGGTAATGTACTTAGATTTCTATAACCTAAAACGTCAGACGCTTCAGATTGATTAAAGTAGAATACTGCGCCTGCTGAAATTCCAGCAGTACCTTGAGCTCCTGTTGAGCCTTGAGCACCTTCTGCTCCTTGTGCTCCAGATCCTGTTGCACCTTGAGCGCCTGTTAAACCAAGATCTCCTTGTGCACCTGTTGAACCGATTGTTCCTTGAGCTCCTTCAATTCCTTGCGCTCCTTCAGTACCTTGTGCACCTTGAGCGCCTGTTAAACCAAGATCTCCTTGTGCACCTGTTGCTCCTATTGTTCCTTGTGCTCCTTCAATTCCTTGTGCACCTTGAGCTCCTGTTGCACCAATTGTTCCTTGTGCTCCTGTTGCTCCTTGAGCACCCGTTGGTCCTGGAGGTACTGTTAATCCTGTTACTGTTGCTAATGTAAAATCTACATTGCCACCCATAGTCATTTGTATATTGTCTAATACAAATCCATTACCGCTATCATCAGTTACTGAAATGTATTCACCTTGTACAATCATGGCATCTTGACCTAAGCCTAATGCTGATGTATTTCCAGCTCCATCTGTAACATCAGTTACTTGAGCACCTGATTGTAAAGGTAAGCTATCAGCAGTCTTTAGAAGACCTTCATACGTGGTCGCAACTGTTTGTCCTTTTAATCCTGACATATTATTTTATTTATATTTTTTAATGTTTCAATTACAATTCTGTGATCGTAACTGTAAAACCTTCTACTTCTAACATTTGTTTTACAACTTCATTAGCTGCAAAAAGTAGATCGGTTCCCATAACAGTTCTATCATAAGGAACTTGATAAGGAATGTTAACATTTATTGGTTGCAATGGTGCAGCTTTAGCCACGTAAGCAGCTTCTGAAGCCCACAATTCTGTTCCAATATAAAGTTGTGAACCGTCTATTGATAAACCTGCGTTAGTTCTAGCGTATGCCGAAGTAATTTGTATTTCGCTGTTTAAGATGATATTCTCACCTGTAATTAATAATGCCATATTGTATGTGTTTTATTTATATTTTTAATTTTATATTATGCTGTTCTAATCTTTAATACACCTGCAGTATGATAAACACCACCTAAAGGTATACCACCAGCCGCAGCCGCAGTATCATCAGCATAGTTTAAAGTAGCATAGTCTAACATTTGTAATTTCTTAATAGTTACAGTGTCAGCTGTTGATGCAACTACTCCAGCTCCTAATGCAACAGCATTATTTGCATTTGCTTGCGTATTATAACCAATTGCTATTACACCTGTATTACTTGCTCTTTCTATTTGAGAAGCAGCACCACCTAATACAATACTATTAGTCGCTGCAGCTGCTGTAGTACATCCAAAATTACCAGGTACTATCATTAATCCTCCAACTGCTCTTTGTTCATTTACATTTACCGCACATGAAGTGAACGACATTGAATTACTTGCACCGGCTACGATTGTTGCATAGTTACCAATTGCTAAACTATTATTAGCAGCAACTGTAGCAGTTCTACCCATTGCAATTGATCTAGAACCAGCACTATTACATGTTGCACCTGTATTTCCTATAACAATTGATTCTGATCCAGCACATGAAATACTATGACCAACTACAACTGATGAACCAGTAGCTGTATTTGAACTAAAAGTACCAATTGTTAATCCAGCTGTTGAATTAACAGTACATGCTCTACCTATTGCCAATGAATAACCACCTTGTGAATTTGTATCTCTACCAAAAGCAATAGCTCCTGCATTTCCTTGAGAATTAGCATTTAAACCAATTGCCATAGATTCATCTAAACCACCTGTTAAAGCGTTTGTACCAATTGCAATACCTTGACCACTACCATTATCTGCACCATTACCAATAGTTACTTGACCACCTTTTTTAGAGATTGCATTTCTACCAATTACAATATTCCATTCTCCGCCTGTCATACCAGCGTTAGAACCAATAATAATGTTTCTACCATTAGTTGCATTAGCCGTATTATCATACGCACCGTTACCAATTACAATATCTTGAATACTTGTAGCTGTTGTAGCCACACTAACTAAAGAGTTATCATTTTTCATTGAGTTTACTCCAGTTCCTGCTACTAAACCAGCTGGCGCCGCAGAACCTTGTGCACCTGTTGGTCCAACTGCTCCTTGCGCTCCATTAGTTCCTGCACTACCTTGTGCACCTGTTGCTCCTTGAGCTCCAGTACCAGTAGCACCTTGGGCACCTTCTGCACCTTGAGCTCCGTTTGTTCCAGCAGAACCTTGAGCTCCATTAGTTCCAGCACTACCTTGAGCACCAATTGCACCTTGAGCACCAATTGCACCTTGTGCTCCATTAGTTCCAGCACTACCTTGAGCACCAGTTGCACCTTGCGCTCCTGTAATACCCACCGCTCCTTGAGCTCCATTAGTACCAGCAGCACCTTGTGCTCCATTAGCACCTTGTGCTCCATTAGCGCCTTGAGCTCCATTACTACCAGTAGCACCTTGAGCACCTTTAACACCTGCAGCACCTTGTGCTCCATTAGCACCTTGAGCACCTGTTGCTCCTTGAGCTCCTTGTGCACCAATACCACCGCCACCACCAAGCCAGTTACCATTAGAGTCGATTACTTCTCCGTAACCAGCGATGTTTAATTGTACTGTTGTTGTTTGATTAGCTGTGATGTTTACTTCGTCTAAACTTACTTCGATCGGCATGTGTACGCCTTGACCATCTGTAAGTGGTTTTAGAGTAGCTGTTACTCCTTCAGAACCTTTATCACCAATACCAACTACTGACGGAAACGTCTCATAGATGTATTTGTTAGTTAAATCTGCCATATTTTATATTTATTTTCTTTTTAATTTTATACAGTTGCACATAAATCCCATTCGAAATTCTGGTTTTGCCATTCACCATCCATTGGCCAAACTGGACAATCAATAATTGGTTGACAATTCCAAGTAAATGTAGAGTATTTCCAAATATCTGTGGAGTTCCATCTAGCACATTCGCTCTCATCTCTTGTTAAGTATACAATATTTCTTGAAGGATCATTATCTGAAATATAAGTAATGGTTACTGTTTCGGGTTGTGTATTCTCTAAATACATTTGACCTTCTTCTAGTAAATAACCAAATGCTGGATCCAAAGTTGGAGCATCAATAGCCCAAAGTTTGTAATCGTAATTACCACTTGGGGACAGTCTGGTCACACCATTTTCTGGATCTATTAATATCTGTTGTTGTACTAGTTCGATGCTGAACTGGGTGTATCTGGTGTTTTGCTTGACGATATTTGGCATAACGTATGACCATACATTACTAAAACCATTCTTAAAACCAAACAAGAAGTTATTAGACGCATAAGGAATATCAGCACTTAACGTATTAACGTAAATGACGATGTCTGTGTTATCAGTAAGATTGCGTAAATTTATCATTACTTTCGTTCTTCTTTATTTTAAATATAAGTTATGTCACCTTTGACACAACGCATAAAAAAAGCCTCTAATTTCTTAGAGGCTTCTTTTAAAAAGAGTGAGATTAAAATTAAGCAGCAACTACTGTTAAACCACCACCAACTACGTCAGCTAGATCAGATCCAGTAACGATTGGATAAGCAGCAACTGGTTCTTGTGCTGTGAAAGATAACGTGTATCCATTCATGTCAGCAACTGCAGTACCTGTAGCAGCGTTTGAAGCACTCATTACAGCACCTCTTGTAAGACCCATAACCCAAGTTACGTCTTGTTGATCTACGAATGCAATTCTAAGATCTCTATTTTGAGCCAATAAAAGAATTTGATTTCTCTTATCTGCATCCATTTTCTGAAGCACTACTGTTAATACACCTTCGTAGTAAACAGTACCCGCAGTATTTGAAACGTTGATAGCTTCGTTGAAGAAAGCTGTATCTTTTGCTAACTGAAATTCGTAGAACGAACCAGTACCAGCGATAGCAGTGATCTCACCAGCAACTACAGTTGTTGATGTGATTTCACCACCTAAAAAATACGCAGTCTTTAAACCACCCATCGCGTTCATACAATCTAGCGGAAGTGCGCTATTAATTAAACATGCCATGTTATTTTATTTATATTTTTAATTTTTATAATAGGAGAGTCCGAAGACTCTCCTTATTGGTGGTTTTATTATGCTACAGTTGATACCATCTGAGAAGCGTAAGCTGCAGTACCAAGTTTGAACTTTGCTAAAAACTGCACCTGATCGTCTGCCGGCGAATAATAGAATCTAAACGCATCTTGATCGTTTGTGATACCTGTACCCATGAACAAATATTTCTTAGGTGAGATAATAACTGCTGAATCTCCAGCTGGATCAACGATACCAGGAGCAGCAAATACTTTGATGTTAGTTCCTGGGAAGATGAAGCTAGATTCTGCTTGACCTGCAACATTGTTGATGTTAGGGTATTGCAATAAAATGCTATTTCCTGTAGCGATCAAACCTTGAGTCAACTTAGAGTAAGTTGAGTAAGACATGTAAGCTACTAAATCATCTTCTTGCTTAACAGCAACTGGCAACAAGTCAATCAATGCCCACATATTCGCAACAGCTGTACCTGAAGTCCAAGCAGTTGAGTATGCAGTACCGTCAACAGCACCTTCAGCAACTGAAGTTTGGAATAACAATCCATCTAAAGATGAACCATCACCAGCCCATAGAGTTGACTCTACGTATTTGTTGATTTCTCTTACTTTCAAATTAGCGATTGCTTCTTCAAATGGTACAGTTTCGTGGTAAGCAGAAGCTGACATTTGGCTTGACAACCAATAATCGTAAAGTGAATCTGGACAAAGAATTTCTTTTAACATTTTCGCTTGAACTACGATTGGTAATTGAGTGAAAATAGTTGTGTTTGTACCAACTTGAGCTGAACCGAATCCGCAAGTAGCATCTAAGATGTCTACACCTGCGTCTAAGATGTTAAGGTTGGTTGTACCAGCTGTTAAGCCAGCTTTAACTACTAAGTTATTAACCGTTTGTGGCTTCAATAACGCTTTAGTAATTAGGTCGATTTGTGATGTTTGATCTACGTAAGTAGTTAAACCTGATAAATTGAATGACATAATTTATGTGTTTTTATTTTTAATTTTTAATTGATTACTTTTTCATTGCACTTTTGATGGCTTCAACTTTAGCGTCAAATGCATCAAATGTTTTTGGAGCGTCAACAATCTTAGGGATTGATGTAGCTGCGGGTGCTTTACTGAATTTTTCCATTTTGGTCTTCATAGCTCCCATTTCTTCTTTAACGACAGCAACCTCTTTAGCAACCTCTTCAACTGCTTCGAAAATGGCTTTCATTTTCTCACCAACTTTTTCAATTACTTTTTCTACGATTGCTTCTTCCATCGCTACAGATACCTTAGGATCTTCCATAGGCATTTCTTCGCCAGATACTTCAACTACAGTTTCTTCAGCAATTGGTGCTTCTTCAGTAGTTTCGCCTTCTTCAGCAGAAACCTCAATGATCATACCTGCGTTGTCAACTTCGATTTTAGTTCCGTCTTCAAGTGTGTGGTAGCCAGCAGGTGCAGGAGTTTTCGTTGTACCGTCCTCGGCGATAACAAATAATGGAAAGCCAGGTTCTAAACGCTCGTATTCCACTGCTGTTACACCATCGATAAGCTTTGCAGCTTCCAACTTAATCTCCATCCCTAGCACTTCACGTACTTGGTTTAGTTTTAAAGTGTATTTCATAATGTGTGTTTATTTTAATTGGGCACTTGCCCTTTATCTTAAATATACAGATTTCACACCTGACATAACTCACATAAAAAAAGGGTGAAACCCCAATGGAATCACCCTTTATACCTAAAAATAATTATGAAAGATAGTCTAAAATCTTACTTTTTATTTATCTAGATTATTTAAGAATATTCTTAATCTTTTCATATTGTTTTTTGGCCTCGAGCTCCTCAAGGTCCATTAATATTCCTTCGATACTAAAACCTCTTAGTTCACCAGATTTAATGCGAGCCCAAGTAGCTTTATCGTCTACCTTCATGGTACACATCCAGGTGCCAACTGGCACGTTATAACCGTAGATCGTATTTGCCTTATCATCTTCTGATTCAACAATCCAGGACTCATATATGTATGCACCAGCAGAGTTTTCTTCATGATCTGTATTTACATCATTAGTTCTGGCTTCTTTAAAGTACTTCATGCAAATTTCTTTGATAGTTTCAGCTGAAAATCTTACAAAATACTTTTCACCATCTTCGTCAATTCTTGGAATGCTTACATTGGGGATCATACAAGGACCTACTAAAATCATTTGATCTTCAGAAGCAAACTTAAAAGCAGCTTTACTAAAATTCAATCTAGGTATTGGTCTTGTTGGACCATCTTCACCAGGTGCTCTAGTTATAATTTGTGGAGATCCATCAAATGGTTTATAAACTAAGTAAGCTTGCCACATGTGTTTGCAATAACAACCGCCACGATATTCAAAAATATCATATTGACTACTGCCTTTTTCTGCAAATTGACTATTAACACCATTATCTGACATTGAATCGATTTCTGCTTTAGTATACAATCTACTAATGTACATCATAGCTTTACAGAAACCTCTCTCTGCACCTCCACCACCTATATTAGGATTTTTAGCATATTTGTATCTAAATTCAAATTCACCATTTTGTAATTTGCTAGTATCAGTTGCTATTTCAGCTCTAATTGCATCAGCTTCGGCTTTTGTTTGAGCTGTTGCAAATGTTTCTAATTTACAAGATTCAAAATCAATACCTAATTCAATAGCTTTTCTAAGTACTTGCATTTCAAATTCTGAAATTTCAGATAGATCTAGATCTTCCATTAAAATAGATTTGGTAATTGGCTTTTCAGCTTTACCATTCTTTTTCTTAATATAAGGTGCTACATAAGGTTCTAAACCTGCAGTGTCAA